TGTTATAAAACCATGATCTTGTAAGAATATTTGTTGTGTTGGAACAAATGTAGAACTAATTCCATTTCCAGAAACTTTATATGTATATACAACAGTTGATCCAACTCCAACTCCAGCAGTTGATCCAAGAGCAACACTTTCTATGGGATTAAAATAATATGGAACATTAACGTTTGTCACAATATCAGAGTCGAGACCCAGATTAAAAGTAATTGATCTATTTGTAGCAGTCACAGCTTGACCCTCACTATGGGCCACACCAACAACACCATTAAATTCTCTCTGAACTCTTAATTTACCATTGATACTATCAACATTTAAAACCAACATGTTTTCCGTAAGAGGTAAGCCGTTGGTGCTTCCAATACCAGAAAGACTTAGAATATCATTTGCATTTACACTTTTAGGAGAGAAATCGCCAATAACATCAATACTTGTTACGATTCCTGTTGTCCCTGTGGTTCCAACACCAATATTCAAAGCAAATCTTGATGTGCTAAATCCAATTCGATGTTGTCCATCAAGTTTTCTAAGAGTATCTGTTGATAAACCAGAAACAGTGACAATATCACCCTCAAGTAATCCATGAGGTTGAGTAGAAAGTCCAACAATATTTCCAGTGCGATTATTATAACTAAAGACTACATTCTCAATTTTTGTAACAGTTGATGCAATTGATACAATTTCTTTACCACCAACTGATGATATTTTAGATGAAAAACCACTACCATTACCTACAGTTTTAATTTGTAGTTTTTCATTTACTTTATAACCAGATCCAGCATTTTCAATTTCATACTTATTAACTTTGCCTGACGATGCATAATTAACTTCAATTTCTTGTAAAACTTTTTTACGACTGTCAAAGATTCCCTCATATTCAGATCCAGAATCATCAAGTTTGTAGGGATGAGTATTTCTTTTTAAATTAAGTGTATTCAGATCAAGATCTTGATTATTTGTCTCTATGAAATTAAATTCATCAGGTTTAGCAACATAATTTTCACCAATTAAATATGGGAATACTGGAGAACGGAAATTTTTAAATGTTCCACTCGTTTCATTTTCATTTGGATTAATTGTCGCAAAGTAAGCAAATGTTCCTTTTGGAAAATCTGGAGTAATACAATATCTTCCGTTGTTTTCATCTAAATCACCGTTTCCAAGATATTCATAGTCTTCAATAAAGAATCCAAGTGGAAAAGTTGATATTGGAGGGCCATTCTCTCTACTTGTTTTAAGAGAATAACCAGATCTCATAATTCTTACAACACCACCGTCTTTACGATCATAACCATAAGGGCCATAAATCGGATTACCGTCATAAGACCAACCAATAATCGGTGAGTGATTTAAAGATACCTGTTCTGCATTGTTTAAAAGATTTAAATCATTTGATGCATAATCAATTGTTCCATCACTATTTTTTTGTTTTAATATTTTTCTAAGACCTCTAGGAACATAGAATGATGTAAATTTAATTCCCTCATCATTATCACCTCTTGATAAAAAACCATCATCATCATAAAATATATCTTCGTATCTCTTAACATTATTAATTTGCCAAGATTTAACTTTAGGTAGAAATACAACTCCAGAGCCAGGTAAATTTTCTTGAACTCCAACTAAAGACGTAGTGTATCCAACTCCACCATTCTTAACTGTGACATTATCAACAACTCCATTACTGATTGACGAAACAACCTGAGCACCGACACCATCACCTAAGATAGTTAAATCTGGGGTAGATGTATATTCCCCACCAGAACGAGTAACAATTACAGACTGTATTTGTCCGTTTGATACAATCGCCTTATATTCAGATGATGAACCAGAAGATACACGAACTGTAGGTGGTATACTGAAATTAAACGTTGTAGATGCGCCATAACCTATTCCAGCCTTCTCAATGTTTATAGACGTTATAGACCCCCTTACAATAGGATTTACTCGTGCATGGTGGTTCTCAGGGTGAGATGTTTCTATTCCAATTGTGCCTCTTACTTCAACAGTAATTGGTGGATAATTAAATACATGATCTCCAGAACCAATTGATGTTAAACCAACAAATTGATTTGATGTGTAATTTTCATCTGAAAGAGTAGTTCCAATTCCCGCTGATGCAAGTCTAAATTGATTGTCATTTACTTTTAAAACATAGTAATCTTGATCCGTGTCAAGGCCACCTATTCTGACACCATCATTGGAGTATCTGATTAACTCACCATCCCCAAAACCATGATTATCATATTCAATATAATCAGAGAAAGTATTAATACCACTTAAAGGAATCAATCTTTTTTTATTTTCAAATCCTTCGCCTGGATTATCAACTATAATATCACCTAAAATAAGTTTTTTATCTACACTTTGAAATCTCTGTGTTCCATCAGCAAAACCTGTGAGGTTTAAAAGATTTGATTGAGTTAAAGCATCATCTTTTGTATTTGCTAATTTAACTGTTGTTCCGTTTATTCTTGATACAAAGTAAGAAGCATCATTTACAAGTCTTTGATCTGGTGTTTCTTGAGTTAAAGTCGTAGTAATACCAGCACTTGCAATACCAATCGCACCCGCTCCAAATGTTTTATAAATTACTTCTTCTCCGTCACGGAACTTATGAAATGTTCCAAAACCAATTGTATCATCAGCAATATTGATAGCATTACCTGTAGAAGATGCATCAAAATCAATAAAATGATCTACTTGTCTTAATCTTGGTCTTAAAACAGCATTACTTCCATTTCCTCCTTTAATTTCTATAACTGGTGGATCAACATAATCAAAGCCTGGATCTATGATGTCGATTCTTTCAATCTGACCTTTTACAACAGGTGTTGCACTTACACCAACACCAGCTAAACTTTCAATATCAACTCTTGGTGGATTTATAATATCATATCCAGAGCCACCCTCCAACACATCAATAGATTCAACACCACCAAAAAATATAACATCTCCAGATTTATAATTTGATATCTCTGTTCCGTTGATTAATATTCCAGTTGTGCCTGGTATAGTTTGATACTGGTTTCCATCAAAAAATGGATTTAATGAAATTCTTTTTAATAATTTTTGATGATCTAGTTTTTTACCTGCTAAATCTGGAACTGAAACTTTAAAGGTTCCTGTTCCAGTTGCATTTACAAAGTTTTCATTGATTAAATCTGGTAAAGAGTTTGCGAGACGTATATTATTGGAATTAACACGACTTACAAAGTAATTATTTCCATCAATCAGTTGACCTAAAGAACCACTAATCACATTATATGTGACAACTTCTCCAGAATAAAACCCATGATCTGATGCACCCTCTGTAACCTGTATTAACTGTATAACGTCTCCGCCAGTGGCGCCAGTCCATGTTATAGAACGATCTGGTGCGACTATAGGTTCATTACCTAAACTTGGAATAGAAGGCGAGGCAACGTAGGCATGAGGATGTGGCGGTAATGCATTAACATTATCACTCTCATGATCATAAGTATTTTGAACATCAGTTGTATATTTTGTAATATTATCATGAAGTGAACTATTTCCTCTTTTTAATTTTCTTCTGATAAATGAAATTGAAGTTTCATTGATTCCAGGCAAGTCACCTAATATGATAGTTGAACTACTAATTACACTTAAAACTCTTCCAATTCCAATTACATTAGAATTACCATCTAAAACCTCAATAGAATCCTCCTCTAATAGTTGATGATCTGATTCTGTTATAATAGTAAAACTACTTGATGATTGACGTGTGACTGTTTTTGGAGCTTGTTTTACAGTTGTATTGTAAATCCATGATCCAAAATTAAAATCTTCTGAACTTTTATTGATACCAAATGTTCCCACACGAACCCGATCACCTTTATTAAAATAAAAAGTTTCTTGTGGAATTGCAAAATCTTTCAAAACTCCAGTAATTACAACTTCAATTTTATTAGTATTACTTGCAAAAGAATATCCATATGCAACATTGTTGTATCTAACATCATCACCAATAGATAATGTATTTCTCATGGTAGATAAACCAACAAATTGATTTGTAGTTTTACTTGTGTATGTAACAACTCCAACACTAGTTGTTGGTAATGACAAAGAACCGCTTGTAGGGAATCCAACTGTGGTATCAACTGTGATTACAGTCCCACCAATCGAAACAGGATCAGTAACACGAGTTCTGCCTGGAACTTTAAAATGACCATCAATTGAATCCTTTGATATGCTTATTTGATAGTAATGTTCTCCATCATATACAAAATCTTTAACATCTGATATTGCACCAGAAGCACCTAAAATATTTTTATCAGTTTCATCTAAATCTTGAAAAAGTGTTGATCCTTTTAAATTTCTTGGATCACCTGTAATCGCTTTAACTACAAAATCCTGAGCAAAACCATAATCAGCATCAGACGGTTTAATTAAGAACTCAGATGGTTTGATAATTTTAACTTCTTCACCATATAATGCTCGGAATAAAATTTTATATGACTCATCAGTTCCTTTTGTTCTATAAAAATCCTTAATTTGACGAATAAACTTAATTTGATCTAAATTACTGTCAAATTTTCTTTGTTCAAATCCACTTGCAAAGGTGGTTTTGATTTTTTTATAAAAATCACGAATAAAAAGATTCGATAAATTGAAAACTTTTGTTCCACCAGTGTGTGCAGCACCAACACTTGTATTAAATGATAATAGATCAGGACGAGTAGGCTGATCCATATTATCAACGCCACTGAACCCTCTTACACACCCTGTGAAGGACGTTGTTCCAATGCCTGTGTATGTAATGATCTCATCATCAATTTTAAGTAATCCATATTTACTTGGATAACCTTTTGTGTTATCAACAAAAATTGTATCAGAAAAGGACTCCGTATTTGTAGAAAGTCCTGTGTATTCAGTGAGAGCAGCGCCAACGTATGTTTGTAACTTAGTATATCGATCTAAATTTTCAGCAATATTAATTGATCCACCTTGATATTCTTGGGAAATATAATATTGCTTCATAAAATCCACAAAAAGTGGACTTTCTGACTGCACAAACTCAGGTAACTGATTTTCAATTACCTGATTGATTTCGACTCGTTGTATAGAGGTGTCAATCATTAATATCCGTATCCAGAACCAGAATTTGAAGAACCACTACCACCACTTGATGATGTTGTAGATGATGTAGTTGAACTTGTTGTTGTCATAGTTGTGGAGTATGTGCCGCCTGATGATGTCGTTGATGATGTTGATGTTGCAGTTGATGGAAGAACTGAATCAGTTGTTGAGACTGAAGAACTTGAATTTCGAGTGTAAGTTGGTGTGTAGTAACTATGAGTATGAACAAATCTGGATCCAGATGTATTTTCACCCGATGCAATTAAATCTTGAACCATATTTACGTTAGTATTAGACATGTCAAACTTAACATATAAATCATTTAAACCTACAATATCATTTGAATGAGGAATTGCTTGAATTTCAATGATATTATTTGCAATCACTGTTGAAAGTATATTTACAGTATCTATAAGTATTTCACCATGCATATAATCGACTGTGCCTGCATTTTTCTTAATTATGGTAGGAGCTCCTCCCTCTGTGTATGTAAAGAAGAAAATTCTACCTTTATCCCTATTAATTGACTCATCTGCAAGATAAACAGTTCCTATAACACCTTGAATTGTAAATCCTGTTGAAACAATGTTATAAGATTTTTCTTGAACATGAAACATGTTGCCAAAACACAATTCATATTGAGCAAATTTACCAATTTCTGATATTAAGTTTCTTCGGATTAAAACTCTGGTAATGTTTGATGTAATCGATGAATCAACGCTATCGATTAAACTCACAGCCTTACTATACTTAAATCTACCACCAAACTTATTGACATCTATTGAACGTGAGTATTGAGTCAATGCACTTGAAACACTTGTTTTCAAATTTTCTGAATCATTAGTTAAATTTGTATTATAATATACAGATGATTGTAATTCAACATACAAATATTTCAAATCAACGAATTCTGGCACAATTCCAGCAACTGCAAAATTTTTAAGTCTTTGAATTAAGTCTCTTTTTGTCTGATCAGAGAGAAAATCACCATTTCGAGGTTTGACAGAGATAAAAACCTTTCCATAACGAGGTGGACTCATTTCTTCACCTCCATAAGCAGTTACTGACTCAACATTTGGGTAAATATATGCTAAAACTGACTCATAATCAGACGCTGTGACTGCACGATACTGAGATGTGTAAATTCGAGGTGCATAATACTTGATTGAGGATATAGATTCAATATCATCACCATCTCTTGATTTTTCTTCAGTAGCTACTAAAGAAATATTAGCTGGATTGATTGCAGCACCGTCTTGATTCGTAATATTTCCTACAAAACTAAACTCAGAAGCTCCATTTCCATCCCTTCCATCACTTACAATGTAAGAAACAGTAATAAAATTATCATTTGATAACTTTTTACCAATTACATTATCTCCAAAAATTAATTCGTATCTTTCATCTTCAATTTCTTGTAATAAGTAAGAAGAAGAGGTTGATGTAATTCCAATAATATTATCAATTTGTTTATAAGTTACAGTTGAGGATGATGATTCTGATGGTTTTACTCTTATATTGATTGTTGATGTGTCTATAAAAGAATTATTGAGAATAAATCTTTGATTGAATAAAGAAGTATTTACAGTAAAGGTTTGTGATACAAAGTTACCTTCATAAATCTCAATATTATTAAATTGAGCAATTCCATTTACAACTGCAACAGTGATATCTTCTGGAATACAGAAAATATAGTTTGTGTTTTCACCAGAACCGTTACAAATAATACCAGAATTTAATGTAAGTGACGTTGTAGAAGTTAAACCACTCACAGTGAAGGATATCTTTGCTCTTGCAGATCTACGAGATCGAGGGGTATAACCAATATTTCTTGCAAGTGAAACAACATTTTCTCGAAGTGTAGCAGAATCAAGAAAACACTCATTTGCTGCCATATTGGTATTGTAGGCAGTTGTATATGTATTGTATGCTAATGCGTCAATGATAATTGAAAGATTCGACCCTTCAAAGTCATAGTCAGTAAAATTTGTGTTCGCCCTCAGATAATCTCTGATGGAAACTTTAATTTGATCGAAATCTAAATTTGTGTATTGACCGAAAGCCATTATACTCTAGCTGGGAATAGAAGAACGTCTACTTGTTGTGTTGGAGAAGGAATACCAACAATATCATATTGAATAGTGCAATTCATTTCACTTGAATCTGGTATTACTGACACAGAAACTTCAATATTATTAATTCTTGGTTCATGATTCACTAATGAAGATGTAATTTCATCTGAAACTCTAATTTCATTCAAAGTTGTGTCTAATTCAAACAAAGAATCGTTAATAACTGATCCAAAATTAGGTTCAAATGGTTTTTCACCAAGAATTGTAAAAATTATGTTCCTTACAGACCTTTTAATAGCATCTTCATCACGAATTGTCACTACATCATTGGTCACAGGGTGACGTTTGAAGGATAAGTTGATATCTTTGAATGCCCTAGAAGCCACTATTTACACAAAAAGTTTCCTGTTTTTATTTATACCACTTTTTTTATCTTTTTACGACACGAATTCGATATTTTTC